CCGACAGCCGCAACTCCATAGGTTGCCACAATGATTTTATTGTTTGCTTCGCTGACTTCATCATACTCATCTTTTCTATCCTTGCTTTTCATTGATCCACTGATAAACACTGTGTCATCTCCCAGTCTATCCACTAGCCCTTCACCTGCTTTGATACGGTCAACCAACACCAGTGTGTTTCCGCCTTGTGCAAGTTTGGCAATCAGTTCACTCATATAATCCAAGCGTTCTTTGTTGGTTGTTAGATATGTGAGTTCGCTTTGATAATCACCGTAACTGATAGTATCTTGTAATTGTAGTACGTTAACTTCACAGTTGGCTAGTACGCCCATGTCTTGCAGTTCGTGTGCGCTCAGACTGTTGGTCACTTCGCCTAAGCTCACTTCCAAGCTCAAGCGTTCGTGATCTGCTTTGGGTATTGTGCCTGTAAGCCCCCAGCGAATTGGGATATTGCTGAATGCTCCAGTAAGCAGTTTTTTAAGGACATCTGCTTTGGCTTGGTGAACTTCGTCAACCATAACACACACAACTCCCTCTGCAAAATGGTGCAACCCTTCGTCCGCTAGTCCATCACGGAATCTTTTCTCTAAAACATTCAAACTCTGCCAAGTACATATGGTATGAGTTCGACCCAACTCTTTTCTATCACCGAAGTAAACACCTACATCTAGTCCCAAGTTAACATAGTCAGCTTCTGTTTGAGTGACCAAGTCTTTGTTTGGAACGATAACAATAGTGCGTCCATAGTTTTCGCACATATAACTCAGTGCCGCAGTAATCAGTGTCTTACCTGCACCAGTTGCAATCTCCTGCAAGCACTGTGGCGTTTGCAAGAACTTGTTGATGACTTCCACTTGATAGTCTCTGAGTACAATTGGTTCGCCTGCGGCTGGATGTTTATTGGGCCAGACCCTGTCACTGAACAGATCTTCGGTTACCAAATCCCACTTGAGATCATGTGGTTGTCTATGATCCTCAATATCAATGCTGTATCCTTCTTCGTCTAGTACGGGCAAAATATGAGGCAAGCAATTTATAAATGTACTACCACCCATTGTAAAGTAACCCACACAGCCATCCCAACGTCCTAGCTTGTAGGCTGGCACATGATAGGCATATGGTAAAAAGAACTTGAGCTTCTTCTCTAACTTGCGACGAGTAGTCAACCCAAGTCCTTCAAACTTGCAGTTAACCTCGTCTTTGAGGATCAGTTTTGTTTTCATGTTTTAATAATACAATCGTTTATATTTTTTGTCAATACCTTGGTAGGCTTGCTTTTGCTTGTAAGTTATTTGCGTGATTTTCCATTCGTTGTAATTGTATTTGTAAATCTGCCACTTGTTGTTTTAATTGTGCAATGATTTCATCTTTTTGTTTGAGTTCTTCTAATCCTCGATATCCGTACTCTGTATATCCATTTTTATCTTCATCAAGCAATGATGCATGAACAAAACCTCTTGCCATTGTTTACTCCTACTTCTATCTTTACATACTAGTACTTATAAAATAAAAGGGCTAGTAAGAAATCTTACTAGCCCCAAGTCCTAACTGGTGTGAGTGAGAGTGACGCAGACAGAGGAGTACACCAGTTAGTATTGGTAACCATTATTGTGAGTGAGTTTGGTTACCAAATTCTTTTAAATACGTTTCATACAAGTTGACTCAACATAAGCCTTCCATTTATTAACATTCATCTTGCGCAAGTCTGCAATTTTGAGAACCATACGCAAGCTCATTTCACGCAACCGATTCTTGTTTGTATAGATATAATCCATAACTTCGGCTTCGTCTTGTTTGCTGAAGTTGTAGCTATCAAGCATTCCATCTCCAACAATTTGTTTACAGCGCAAGAACTTGTCTCGCATTGTATCCAGTGTCAAATCCAAGTAGTGACAACGTGACATAATTGCATCCAAGTGATCTTTCATCTTACCACGTGTTTTGTCAAACTTGAGGTTCGTAATAAAGATAATCGAACCTTTAAATTCAAACTGATCAGGCACACCGTTATTAGCCAGTGCCCGGCTTTCGCTACGCCAGCTTAGTGTTCGTTTAGGACTTGAATCCAATGCTGCTTTGAGCAAGTTCAAACTTACTTCATCGTACAACACACTGTCACAGTCATCTAACACCAACACACTGCCATCACCACTGTAATCATACAGCAACTGATATAGACCAATTGGACTAGCAGCGCCTTTTTCAACACCAAACTTGCGAGTTGAACTGCCACTCATTTTAAGCATAATGCCTGCATCTTTGAGTACCTTTTCAACTCCAAAGCTCTTACCAACACCCGGAGGGCCAGTAACAACCATGCCGCGTACCACCCCGTCACATGACGCATATGTCATGTCTTCGAGGATCTGAAAACGCTCCCGCAATCGTTCGATGACTTGCTCATCTGTTTCAGGTTGGGCGGCTTGGCCTGAAACAACATTCTCTCCATCTTCTAAGTAGTCAAATTCACTTTTGTCAACTACCTTAATACGAATGGATCGATCCGGGAAGCCAGGCACTGCACTACCGTCGACGGTAATAAAGTTACCTGTTTTGCCTGTTTTGTATTCTTTAACTAGTGGAAACACAACGTCCTTTACTGTAATGTTCCGATATGTACCGTTTGTGATACGAACTTGTTTTTCTGTTGTCTGCATGGTTCTCACTCCTTTTTAACAACTCACATATTAATAATAGCATCTTTGTTTATGCTGTCAACCTTTTATTTCCTCTATTTTCACATAATTGAACACAGTTTCTTTACAATTTGAAAATTTACTCACGTCATGTGTCTTTACTTTACCAGTAAGAAATACATCTTTACCTTCAAGGATTCCAGCAATATCTGGCTCTCGATTGAAAAAGAATTTACAGATATTACCATTGGTATCTAAACAGGTTACCAAGTGAATACTGTACTTGGCAATAAACTTTACATCTTTAATATAAACAGGAAACTTGAGGCGTTCTCCAATCTTGCCAATGAACTCGCTGGTTTTGCGATGCTCATCAAAAAACGTATCCAATCCTTGACGTTTTTGCATAACACGAAAACTGTTGGGCAAACTTGCTAACACAGCAACACCAAATCCATCTGTAGTTTCATTGCCAATGCTGTTTAGAACACTTTGCTCAAAATCATTAATAGTACCCATCATCTTTTTAGCAATCAATTCTTGCTGAAACTCATCAATAATTTTATCAGCTTGAGCAACAGTGTCTTCGCTGATAGCAGGCATTTCTTCTGCACCTTGCATGTAATTTAAGATTTGAGTCTTATTGTCATTGACTCGAGTATCATCATCATAGTTGTAATAACCAAAGCCGCTTTTAATAAAGCCTTGAGCCTTGTCAACTTCAATAGCCAACTCAAGTACTTGACGACTGTTGTATGTTGGTTTCTGGCGTGCCATGTTTCTTGTCCTCTGTTTCTTTTCAACTTACACTTATACAATAACACCAAGAAGTCTTATTGTCAACAAAAAAATTATCTATTTGGTATTAAAATTTAATGTGATTCGATCTTCATTGCTGCAATTTTGTTCAACATAATGTTTTTCCCAACTGCAAAAAAATAAACTGCTTCCTTCAGGTACATCAAACCAAGTTGTTGTTTGTGTATAATCTGCTTGATTATGATACTGTTGTGGTATAAAATACTTGGCATTGTCACTTCTTACAAACACAATGTTTCCACTACCAGCAGGCTTTTTTATTGTAATACTGCCACTAAACACACTGTTAGGATGATCGTGTTGTGTTTGGTATCCTCCTGGCTCGGTGATATTAACCCAAGCATTGCTTATATTAACATCAAAATTAATTTTGTTTGATGCAAAAACTTTTATATTTTCATTTACTAATTTCAGCAGTTTCTTAATATGTGGATAGTTTGCTAAATTCAATGAAACAAGATCAACACTTTGATAACTGTTGATGTTAGATTTATTGTCAGTTGGATACTTTTTCTTTATCTTGTATGCTTCAGATTCTATTTTAGAAAAATCTACCTGTTTGTTCATGTCTATTGCACAAACACTAGAAGGAAAAATAATCATTTCATTCATCAGTAAACCACATTAACAACAATAGCTAAAAGTATACAAAATAATACAGGATGCCTAATAGGCCATGTTAACAATCTAATCATGGAGCGGGTAAGGGGAATCGAACCCCTATCCTCAGCTTGGAAGGCTGCGATAATACCATTATACTATACCCGCTTCTGGCGGAGCGTGTGGGAGTCGAACCCACTCAACCAATTAAGGTTGTACGGATTAGCAATCCGCTGCATTACCGTCCTGCCCACGCTCCGTTGTTACATATACTAATATAAGCACTTTTTCCTAGATGTCAACCATTATATTACTATTTAATTAATAAATACAGCTATGCAAAATATTAAAGAAATTATCACACATGCAGGAACAATGATTATTCCTAATTTCTTAGGTGATGAACAGTTAGAAATAATCAGACTACATGCAGACGAAATGGGCCCTGTTAGAGGACAAGATCAAAACCCAAGTTGGGTTAATCCTGACAAGCCAGAAACACATCCTGAAAATTGGTTGGATTGGAGTCACTACTGGACAAGACAGTGTGGCGAAGATAAAGAAGTACAAAGTATCATGCGTAGACTACATCCAATTGTAGATCATTGTTTGCATGAATGGCAGTGGTGGTGTGTCGACTATCATGTTGCAAACCCCGGAGCACAATACATCAGAGCTCATGTGGACATTCCTTACATCTACGAACCATGGAGAAATATTCACGCTCTGCTCGGTCTTCAAATGATTATTGCAATCGACGATTTTACGTTGGATAATGGTGCTACAGCATATTTGCCAAGAAGTCATAACAATATAGAGTTGGATATCAGTGAAATAGGAAGTGAAGAACTAAACGAAGCACTGTTACATAAGGGAGAACGTCTTGCAGTTCGTGCAGGCGGATTGTTGATTTATCATCCAAGGACACTGCACAGCACTATGCCAAACATAACCAACGAGCCAAGAAGAGCTTTGCTTTTTAATGCTGTAGAAACCAGTGTAGTGGATCAACTCAAACAGTATGATCCTGTGTGTTGGCCAGAAAACATGGATAAAAATTTAAAGTCATACTCTCATATACAAATGAGTAAATGGGATGCTCCTAAACTAGTAGAACCAGATTAGACTTTGTACATTTTTACAGTATCCACAGTCATAATGCCTTCTATCCAATTTTCAGCGGCATCTCTGACATAGTGATAACTTTTGTCTGGATATTCTATTTCTCCGATTGAGCGATCATCTTCATAAAAACTGCACATAAGATATTCACTATCTACTAAATTAATAATTGCTCTGCGATTATCTTTTTTAAAATCGTTATACCAGCTCACTGCTTATCTCCAAAATTAATCATATCTCCAGGACGAAGATCTTTTCCTAAATCATCAAATACATATTCAGGGATATGATTGTGATGACAACAAGCCACTGTGTTACACGGATATCCTATTTCTTCGTATTGTCTATTTCTTAGTTTTTCAACAAATTCGTGTCGTTTTTGGCTATCGTATATTTCTTTCAATGACTGTGTATTTACATTACCCAACACAATATCGTTGTTATCATCCAAACAACAAGGATACCAATCACCATTGGGCGCAATGAATGCTTCACTTTCGACTCTATGAAACATTGGACAATCTATTTTACTTTGATCAATTTTTATTCGATCTCGATTTCTAAGAAATGTTTTACGTTCAGCCCACATCCCCGGAGACTGATGTCTAATAACAACATTATATTTTTCTAATATTTTTTTCCAACTTTGTTCAACAGCAGCAAGATTACTAAAAGGAACTGTTGCATCAGGAACTTGATCTGGACTGTCTTGCATTAGCATTTTCACTGCCGCTGTGTATTCAAATGCAGGTACTACATTAACAACAAACCATTGTTCAGGGTGCCATACTTTACGTATTTGTAAATATCGAATTACATTTTTTAATACACTTTTATAGCTGATTTTTTTAACAGCATAATAACTTTCAGCATCGTGTCCGTCGATGTTTACTTGAAATTCATCTATTAGTCGTTCTTTGAGTATTACTTCAGCAAGTTCTTTAGTCATCATACCAAAGTTACTCAACATGTTGATTTTAGTTTTTGGAAGTTTTTTTCGTGCATATCGTAAAATTTCAATGAAATCAGGATTATAAAGTGCTTCACCATTTTCACCGAAATGCACAATACCAATATGATTGGGCCAATTTTCAAGTTCGTCCAATATCTTGAATGCTGTTTCTTTTGGCATATCAAAGTTATGCTTGGTACCTCTGGTAGTTGGACACCATATACATTTTGCATTACATCTATTACTTAGAGCTAAATTAACTTCGACTAACATTATCTTCGACTTGTTATAAATGCGCCTTCTGGACTATTAATAGAGGCGATCAATTCTTCCCATTGTCCTGGGCTCATTGCAACAGCTTCAATTTTTTTAGCATCTTCGTCCCACTGTCTAATAAACACAATGTCATCGAAGCTGTTAACAATTACATCTTCATGAATTCCACTATCATCTATAATAGTAATAGTTATCTCATCATGATCAAATTCAACTGTATACATTAACTAAAATGTTTGGCTAGCATATCAATGCGATCTTCTGCCGCAGCCATTTTATCAAGTTCTTCTTGAATAGCTTCAACAATATCACTGTGTTCACCAATACCAACACTTTGGTTCATATATACCATGATGTTTGTTTTCGCACGTTCTAATTCACCTTCGGCGTGCATACGTGCTGCTTTAATTAATTGTTCTTTCATACTTATATCCTTATAATATGGTCTCGGTAGCTGGATTCGAACCAACGACCTCTAGTACCCAAAACTAGCGCACTACCAGGCTGTGCTATACCGAGATTGGCATAGGTGGAGGGACTCGAACCCCCGACACTCGGTTTTGGAGACCGATGCTCTACCAACTGAGCTACACCCATATGTTGGTGCGAGTAGAGGGACTTGAACCCCCACGCTGTAAAGCACTAGAACCTAAATCTAGCGTGTCTACCAATTTCACCATACTCGCTCTATGGCTCCGGCGGTAGGGTTCGAACCTACGACCAATTGATTAACAGTCAACTGCTCTACCACTGAGCTACGCCGGAATAATGGTGCTCCCACACGGACTCGAACCGCGGACCTACTGATTACAAATCAGTTGCTCTACCAACTGAGCTATAGGAGCATTACTAATATATTACATTCTACTTATCACTTAGTCAACTAGTTTTCTTCTTTTGTTTTAAGTGTTTCTGGTATACAGTAAGCACGAATCACAGGAGATCCCATGTATGTTGAATTAAGTTCTCGTGCAGTGTGTACACAATCTGATAATTTAGCATAATATACTCTGTCGGCAATCTCTTTGCCTAAACTTTCAATTACCAATACAAAATATATAGCACCAAACTCTATCATATTGGTATTTATGGTAGTCCTGCCCGGATTCGAACCGGGATCGCTCTCTAATCTGGAGACATTTAACCGCGTATAAGGCGGGTGTTTTACCGTTAAACTACAGGACCAATTTGGTGCGCCCGGAGGGATTCGAACCCCCAGCTAAACCGTTATGAGCGGTTGGTTCTACCATTGAACTACAAGCGCATTGTTTTATTTGTCTGTTCCTTCACAAAATGCTGTTTCGTCTTGAGTAAAGTTTGACGTAACTTGATGCCAAGCAACTTGACACTCTAATTTGCTATTAAACTCTTGGTATCGAGTTACACGAGGTTCTTCTAAACCTATTACAGTACTGATAATCCAAAGTGTCCACATAGTCTTTCCTTGTTTTTGGTGCGCCCACCCGGACTTGAACCGGGACGCCATAAGCGACAGATTTTAAGTCTGTTGTGTCTACCTATTCCACCATGGGCGCATTAATTTGCTTATGGCCCGCCCTTGAGGACTCGAACCCCAAACCTGCTGATTAGAAGTCAGCTGCTCTATCCAGTTGAGCTAAGGGCGGATCAAAAACAAACTAAACTTGTACTGGTTCCTTTGCTGTTATCGTATACAACTTCTTAATAATATTATCAATATCAACTTCTGTCAACCAACCTTTTACTGTATCATAATCTTCTGTGATACCAGGCAAGTTGACTTGTTCACATGCTGTTTTGTCGATTACAGCAATTTCATACAAGCCTTGCTTGTTGCCATAAGACAATTCATTTTGTACAATACTGAGATCATACTTGTCGCCAAATTGTAGTACTACTTGGACACCAGATGGCGATGTAGTTTTCATCATTTTGAAATCAGATAGTTTCATTTTCTTCTTCTTTTAGAGCATCAAACAAAGACTCAGGTATTACACCAAGACCAATCTCACGACGAGGAGCACAATACTCCTCGTATGTTTCGTATTCAACAGCTTCTTTTAAATGACCCATTGACATTACGCTGCCTCCAACTGTGCTGTACACACATAAGGTTTGCTCCATTCGCCCACTGACATATGAATGTAATAAGCAGTATCAAAGTAGTCAATCATTGCGTCACTGTTATCGTACCAACCTTTGTTAGCATGAAAACCTTCTCCCCGCATAGGAGCAGTTTTAATGATCTCGTGTACCTTATCAAAAAATGCTTGATGGTCACCATACATGTGTGT